GTCATACCATATTTACCGCTTTGCTTGATAGTCCTCAAAGTCTTCGCGGTGTTGTAAAGAATATTTGACTTTATCCCAAGAGATATCTAATTTTTCAGAAATCTGCCGGTTATTCATTCCAGTATCGTGTAGAGAAATAATTTGTAGTGCGATCTCTAAATTTTTTCCTAAGTAGGTCGTTAAAGTTGACTGTCGTTTTTTATCAGTCCAGGTTTTGCCTTTTCTTGCTGCGGCATTTTTTAAACAATTTTCTAATCTAGTTTGAATCGCTTTTTCAGTCCATACTTTGTTTTTAAGTTTTTCTTTTGAAGACTCTTTAAGTTTGCGGCCAATGACTGTTGGTCGTATTTTGTCAGCATGTTCTTTTCTTTTTTCATCTGTCCAATAATTATCCAACGCTTCTTTATATAATCTTCTTGATAAATCATACATTCTGCTACTAGGAATGTATCTACCGTCACCTATATTATTAGCATTTGATAGCATGTGTAATGCAAAATTCATCTTGTATCTAGCATTACCTATTGTCATTTTAGTTAAGAGCAAATGACATACAAAATGTTCTTTAGGTGTTAATTTTACCAAGTTATCGTTGTCATCAGTTCCGCCTAATGACCTAGGTGTTATGTGATGTTTTTCTGTGTAGCCGTAGATTGTTCTATTTTTGGCTCTGTTGATTAGAGAATCATACCATATGGTATATTTGTTATTGATAAATATCATTGCTGATGCCCTCCTCGGCGTTAGAGTAGTTGGGATTTCTCAGGTCCGCGAACTACACTTCTATTTATCATTTTTTCTTGTAATTTGGATTACCGTTTACAAAGAGATCGGATTCAGTTATGACTCGGAAGTGTATGCCTGCTCGCCGGCACCAGGCCTGTGCTGCTGCCCATTTTGCATAGTTCACAGCAACCACAGCACGGTCCTTGCTGTTCATCTTGCTTTCGATTATGCTTTGTTTTTTGGGCTTGATCTCAATCATCTCGGCACGCTGTACATTGCCTCGGGTGCGGTACGTGATAAAAAAGTCCGGCACATACATAGAGGGTTTGCCAGTGATGGGATTACGATAAGGTATGGCTATGCTTTCACTGGCCCATTGCAGCACTGCATCGTTATTATCAACAAATCTCATAAAAGCATGCTCCCACCCTGACCGGTATCGAGGAGTGTTTTTGCCCACATATTTGTCGGGGTTTTTGAGAACATACGACCCATTAGCCCAGCGACTCATGCCAACACATTCCTTGCAGTATAGTAGTTAGGGGTGACTGTGGCCCCATATCCCAGCAATGTGCTGGTGCTTCTTATGTTGTTGAGATAATAACACAAAGTCAATGTGACTTGGATAGAGTCTTGTCCTTGTAGATTTTGCAAGATGTCCAAGACCGGTGTGCGTGTGTCTTCTGCTATTCTAAACAAACTCACTGTGAAATTGCCAGCTGCTTGATCAGTGGTGAACACAGATCTCATGTAACTGTAAACCACATCATACTCTTCTGCATTGACAAATGTTTCATAACCATAGAATGTGTCAAAGATCCTGACCGTGAGATCCACATTGGTGTTGAGTGCGTTGACTGTGCTGCCCATGTTATTGTCCTTGTGTGGTGTTGGTAGTGGCTACTCTATTTGGAGCAACTGGAAATATTGCATTCAGTCCGCCATTGCTGCGGACTGCGGCTGGAATACTGCTTCTAAGCACACCTTTAAGCGCAGCATTGGCTTCTTCGTTTACCGAGGCTCTGAAATCTTTGCCTTTCCAGGTCTGGTTTAGAGTTCCGGCTTTTTGTATAGCACCGATCACACCGGCAGGGCCGCCGCTTTGCAAATCTTCAATGATGCCAATACCAGCGTCCAGCAATCCTCCTTGCCCCAACACAGATTGTGTGCTGCCCGGCCTTGCCAAGCTAGAGCGTACATTGTCATAATAGGCAGAATCAGCAAACCCAACCACATTGGTGTCTGGACGCACGCCACCTATGGCTCCTTCATAATATTTCACAAGTTCGTACTCTATAGTCATTGAATTCTGCATGGTACCTGCACCCTCGTTATAATTATAGGTGTCATGATCCCAACTTTTGATCAAGGGATTGATCAATACATAACTCACCCACTTGTGCTGGCTTAGCCCATACACAGTGATATCACGGAAAAATGCCTGCTTACCTGTTACTGTATTGCCACTGTCACTGTAGGATTCTCCTGCGTATCCCCAGTCATTCACTGGACGATTGTTGTCGTAGATATCTCTGTGATTGTAAATAAATCCTGCTTCAGATTGCAATTCTCCTATGCTGCCATTGGTGGCCCTGGGCGCCAGATAAAACTGTGCCGGATCTTTATAGTAGTAGGCATAGTAGTTGTACCACATATTGCGTACAAGACTTCCACTGTCGTCATGAAACGTCATGCTCAACGGGCCGTAGTTGATCTTTTTCTGGATCACACGTTTGCGATTGTATTGATTTAATGTTTCTGTTTCTAAAGTAAATTTAGGCAACTGTATGGTCTTGACCATGAGACCAATTTGTACTTTTTCATCTGTGGGAAATGCATTGTTCAATAACGGAATACCGGTGTTGATATTGAAATAAGTGTGGAACAAGAACTTGTTGCGCGGAACAAGCTCGTATCCGTTGGGGAGAAAAGTCTTGGCTGCATGGGCATAGTCTTTGAGACCTTGCCCACCAAAAAACTCTTTCTCAAAGTCTTGGCCCCAAGCCATGCCAGATTATCCCGTGACTACGTCGTTGACTGTTCTAGCGATAACACTGCCCACACCAGCACCATTTGGTGTTTGGTTGGCATTGTCATAACGTATGCTCAGAGTGATCTTGAGTGGTTCAGAAGTGTTGTATGAGGCTTGTCCGTAGTCTGCACTCTTGAGATAGCAACCATACAGTTCCCAAGTTTCCAACACAGTGGGTTCGGCGGCACCATTGCCACCATCCAGCACTTCAAATCTTGTGGTAAACTTGTAATCAATACCGGAAGCTGCTGATGCCATTTCCAAGAAGTCCATCTGTTTCTGTAGTTGTTCACCAACCAAGCGGCTCACTGCACCGGATGCGTCATCACGCAGATTGCATGTGACCTCGGCCCAGGTGTATTTTCCTGCTAGGTAAAGAGTGCTGTTGTAGATTGGAATGGGGATCTCGGCAAAACTTGCGGTAGGACGTTTGAAGTCCATCACCTGTTTGGTAAGTTCTGTTCGTGGTGTGCTCACCCCGAAGTTTTCAAATATCACTCGAAAGCGATAGCTGAGTTTGGGCATGAGCAAGCCTTGGTTGCTCGCGCTTTGATCGCTTGCCAAGGGCACTGTCATTCTTGTTAATGATGCAACGGCCATATTTGTAATCTCCTATGCAGTTATTTACCTCGATCGAGGCCAAAAGAAAAGGGGTGTTTCCACCCCTTTTCCTGTGTTAACCATGCCGTTAGATGCTGGTCTGAGTGGCACTGGCTGCGTTGGCAATAGCGCCTGTGGTCTGGAGACGCAGCGGAATATAGATGAATTCCACTGCCTTCACAGGTTCGATAGCGATGTTGACCCATAGCTCGTTGGCATTGATTCTGGCAGGTGTGTTGTTTGAATCATCGCACACCACCAAGAAGTCATAGATACCACGCTTGGCCACAAGATCGATACACAGGCTGTTCACAGAGTTGCTGATTTCGTTGCGAGTGATCTGATCATTGGGTTCAAACAAGAACTGCTTGCCAATCTCTTCCAATCTGCCACGCATGAATGCAACCAGTCGTGCCACATTGATACGATTCAATGCAGTGTCGCCTCCAAAAAGTGTTTTATTACCAAAATTAGTAATACCTATTCCAGGAACAAACGTGATTGGATTGATACGATTGAGATACTCAATATCACGCAAGGCCTGGTTATTGCCAATAGTAACAAATTCACCAGTGGCAGCATTGATATAACCGATCCTGGCAGCATTGTCAATCACACCGCGACGTACACCAGCCGGTGCCAACCATGGATAACTCACCGAATCACTACGGACTATGGTTCGAACCATCATGTGGCTGGGTGCTGTTACCACTGTGCTACCGCCAAGATCTGTGGTCTGGCAACTGGGATAGAACACAGCCGCATATGCCGAACTGCTGGCAAGTCCATCACCTGCAAATATTCCCAATCCGCCATTGTTGGTGGCCCAGGACGCGATGTCTCCGCCCTGTGGAGCCAGTCTCATGGGAGTATCTCCTACCACGAACACAGTATTATTGCGTTCGTTGCTGAGTGCTACCATATCAGGTATCAGTTCAGGATATGCTGTGCAGGCTGCAAGATTGAACTCGGCTTGTTCTTCACGAACTGTGACACTGGTATTGATGCCAGATCTAAGTGCAGCCACGATCAATGCACGTTGAGAAAAACGGCCCATGTTTGGCGAACCATCTGCACGATTGCCGGAAGCATTGACCCATGAGTTGGTTTCCAGCAGATCCCAGAATGAAGTTTGTGTGGCAGGATTCTGATTGCTACCGGCCTGGATGGCCACATACAGCACAGCGTTGTACAGCACCTGATCGCCCACAGCATAGGTGGTGGTGCTGCTCCAGGTGTCATAGCTGAAGTCAGCAGCGTTGAAGTAATCAACCTCAAAACTTTTCACATTGAATCCTGAACGACGTGTGTTGAACAACAACATGCCTGCCGGAAATTGTGTGTAATCAGGTGCATCCACATCCAAATAATTGCTGGTGAGCAAGGTGGTGATACTGGGTAGATCACCTGTGATGGGATTCACTGTGCCTGTGCTGCTCCACCGAGCATCAGCAAACAACACACCATTTGATGTCTGTTGATCGGTGTTGTCAATCAGTACCCATTGATTCACGCCATCAACTTGTTGCCAACGCTTGATCACCGGGTAGATTTCAAGATCACTGGTGTCAATCCAGAGATCACCATACACTAGCACAGTGCCATCGGTCTGTGTGGTGGGTGCTGTGGCAGAAATAATGGGTCCAGTAGGATTGGTATTAGTCAGATCAAAACCACGTGTGTCGTTGGTTTCATTTTGATATCCCACCCATCCTGATCCGTCCTGTATCATGATGTCCACCTGATTGACCGTTGAATAATACCAGTATGTGCCATCTGCAGGATCTTGATTGGGTGCGGTAGCACTGGCTGTGTACACCAGAGGAATCCATCCACTGAGTTGCAGATATTCTTCTTGATTGTCCACATACACATTGCGGCAACCTGTGGTGCTGGTGGTAAACCCAGCATCACTCACCGCAGTGTCATTACCAACATCTTGCAACAAGATCACGCCACCAATGCTTTGTGTGAGCACAATGGCACCGGTGCTGCTCACTGTGGCAACCACATTGGGCAGACCTGCTGAGCTCACAGCAGTGACAAATGCTGCTGCATCAGTTCCACTGATTGTGACAGTTACTGTTGAGCTCAACGTGGTAGAATTTGCTGTGCTTGTGGTGACGGTGAACTGATCGCCATTGGTGAATGTAGGTGTGCTGGTGCTACCAGTTACTATAGTAGCGCCTGCTGGATTGCGTTCAAACACCTGCAGGGTAAAGGTGCTGTTGTAAGGATATGCGCCCACACCACTTGCTGCTGGACTCACATTGTATTGTGTATAGGTTGTGCCCGCAGGAATGTTCTTGCCACCACCTGTGGCATCCAGTGCAGCATTGGCATACCAGTCATTTTCATATACCGGAGCAGCCTGTGCCACAAATTGACCCAATGGTGTGTTGTATTTTTCCACGATCATGGCAGTACCAAGATTTTGTGAAGTGGTCTTGTTCCATACACTGCCGGTAGGGCGTGGTGTTGCGTCAGTGGCTCTCCAACGAGGAAACACATAGTTTTGACTTTGTTGCAGGCCTGGTGCATAGTAAGTCTCATCTGCTGTGAGGCCCAGTGTGGTGAGCAATCCTGATGTTGATCCAGTAGAACTGATCAAGATGATACCATCATCTGCTGTGGAACCATCGGCTGTGGCAGTGCTGTCTGCAAACAAACAAAGTTTGTTGTCAATCACAGCAGAATACACTCCAGTGATATTGGCACTATTGATAGCGGTACTGAGTCCTACTATGGTGTTGTTGGTTGATGCAGGCACTGCCACACTGGTACCATTGATCACAATGGTGTTACCCGCGGAGAGTGCTGTGGTCACTGCATTGGCACCTTGGATAGCAGGCCAACTCAATTTCCAATCGTCGCTGCCTACCAGCACCCAGGTGTTGAACAAGCTGCTGAGAGTGGTGGAGTTGCCTGTTGCAGTCACTACTGCACCATTCTTGTAGTACACAGGATTGGCTGTGTTGGTGGCCACCACAGCGTAATCACCGATAGCACCGTAATCCTGTAGTGGTACGCCATTACTGAGTTCTGTAGTGCTGGTGATTACCGAAGGAACTATGTTGCTGAATGCACCAGTGGTCTGATTCCATTCAAAGATACCCCACTGTGTGGCAGCAGTGTTTAACCAATATGTACCATTGTCGGGTTCACCTGTGGGGCGAACTAGAGTGGCTGTGAGTTCTGTAAGATCAATATCCACCCGTTGTACATAAGCACGATTGGTCACACCCAATGCAGAGTAAGCAGCCAACAGGCCGTATTCGTTGAGTTCGTAACCATTGATGGGTGTGCCTGCTGTGGTTTTGTAAAAGAATGGATTGCCAAATGTGGCTGCGAGATCACGCTGACTGGTGATCAAGTACAGGCGATTGGCAGTGACTGTTGTGGTACCTGCTGCTACTCCTACTCCTGAACCTGATACTTTGTTCTGTGCTGTGGCGATCAGGAAGTAAGGTACTGAATTTGTGGCTGCTGGAAGATACTGACTTTCGTCGATTACTGTGACCTGTACGCCAGGTGAAACTAATGGTACTGTTGCCATGTTGGCTCCTTTAAAAACTGTTATAGATATTTATCGGATATGACCAAAACTCATGGTATTGCGATGCCCTTTGCCAAAGGTTTGCTATAAATACAGCATGAGACCCATGTGTACAGCCTGCAATCAACGTCTGGTAGCAGTGAACTATCGTCGAAGCGATGTCACGCACTATCGAACTAGGTGCGATCACTGCATTCGTCGAAACAAAAAGATCCGGCCGCCGGAAGCACTGTGGAAACGTGCAGGCTACAAGAAAAAACCCACCTGTGATCGCTGTGGATTCCGGCCTAGATATGCCAGCCAGACCTTGGTGTATCACATGGACGGCAACATGAGGAATGTTGCTCTAAACAATCTCAGGACTGTGTGCCTGAACTGTGTGGAGGAGGTCAGGCGACTAGACGTTCCTTGGGTGCCAAATCCACTGCAAGCAGATCACTGAGTTGATCATATAACTCAGCCACGTTGCGATTGTTTTCTACCACATGATCAAAAGTAGTACCTGCCCAGCTGTATTCACTGGCATGTACGCCTTCTGAATCCAACCAACGCTGTGCTGCTTCGTCACCATGATTGGCCTTGGCTGCAATGTCATACCAGTGCGGGATCATTCCACGTTGAACCCAGATCACCCTGCCGCCTTGATTTTTGATAGCAGCTACTTCGTTGCGGAATCTGCAATCAGAAATCACGATGTTGTCCAAACTTTTACGCAGTTTGTTTTCCAAACTAGCAATCCAGATGTCTGTGTGGAAAGAATTTCTGCCCACTTCTGTTCCCCAATGTTGCAGGATCCAGCGTGGTGTTAGTTGTGGCATACCAAGTCGTTCGGCCCACCAAGGATCCACTTGTTCACGCCACTCTCGGGCGGATTTTGTGCGGCCTTCCAGCAGTTCTCGATCCCAGCCAAACACCGCTGCCACAGCGTCCTTGAGCGTGGCAGCAAATGAGTCACGACGGAAGCCGTGAAAATTCACAAGATAGTCAGCAGCAGTGTCTTTGCCTGCACCAATAAATCCGCAGATTCCGATGATCATACCAGTTCCTTTATGTTTAGATGTTTGAGTGTGGCCTGTAACAGATCAATCTGGCGCCGGCAATCTTCAAGAGCATGGTGGCTAGTTGGCGGTTTGCCCAGGCCAGGATATAGCGCATACACAGTTCTAGCATCTCTCACACGATAGTATTGCCAGGGCAACGGACGATGAAAACTCTTGTAAGCATGCTCAAGAATGTTCATGTCAAATGTGGGTCCGTTGGCCCAGATTGATTTTGATCGCCAGATCAGTTGACCCAGTTCTTCCAGGGCTGTATCTAACGGAATGCGATTGTCCGGGCCAAATGCTTCTTCCTGCGCTTCAGCAGGTTGAGTAGCCCACCAGTCGATGGTGCCCTGTTCGATGTTACGACCAGGTTGGCTGTCCGGGTCAATTCTGGCATAGAATTGTTGCTTGTGATAGCCTGTGCCCAAGGGGTCAAATGTCTGGGCAGCGATGGTCAGGATACAGGCTTCTGGGCCCGTGCCTACCGTTTCAATATCAATCATTAGATCAGCCATGTGCTGATTATAGCACAGATTTCATCCAATCACAAAGGTTAATGGCTGTGATCCATCAACATAATTCACCAATTGTATAATTAACGAATCCATTTCAGCCTTGGCTTCGGATTTCATGGCAGTACCGTTCAATGTGCCGCCGCCATTGGGTCCGGCAATAGTGCCAAATTTCTCACGGGCTTCACCAATGATCATCTTGCTCACTGCCACCATGTAATCTCTGATCCATTGCTGGATCTGGAAATCGGCCAACAACTGAATCTCGGGCTTGAGATTGTAGGTCCACAGCAATACCACTTCGCCACCACCGGCTGGATTTCGGATGATTTGCAGTTTCTTTGTGACCGGATTCCAGGTGTAATTTAAGAATCCACCAAACATCCTAGCAGCCAATTCCACATACTGACTGTAGAAATCGTAAGTGGCCAAGCCACCTGATTGGTTGAAGTTGATCAGATACACATTCATCTGTGCCTGACTGAACGGATCAAAGTTTGAGCCCATAGGACCCGATGCTATACCAAAGGTGCGTTTGAAGATCTGCCGCACACTCTGCACTTCCTGCGGCAAAGTATAGATGTTTTGCTGGTTCACCAACTGCATGAAGCTGTATGATTCTTCATACGCATTATTGGCCCGTTGACGGTAAGTGCCAATGGTCTTCTGATATGCTGCTTCAAAGTGAGCCGGGTCCAGTTCAATATCAATGATCTGGCTGCCCAATTGCAGGCGCACATACTCAAAAAGATTGTTCTTGAGTGTTACTAGGTCTATGGGTTGTTGTTCTTGCATCAGGGACTCCGTCCCTGATATTTAGCACATTACCAGACCTTGAGGATGATCAAGTTGTCGTTGCCACGCCCGTTCCATTGGGTCTCTGTGGTGCCCAACTCCTTGAAGATCTTGCGTGTGGCCGGCTTGCCTGCTGCCAACAGTGCTTTCAAGGTCTCTGCTGGCTTACGCAGGGTTTTCTGTGAGCTTGTGCCTGTGTCAAATCCAATCACAGCCGAACTCTTCACTGTGAAGCTACCACGATGTGCATCACCCACAACATGGATCAGCTTGCGTTTCACAGTGTCGTAGAGCCAGGCTTCTGTGGCATCTACCAGTTTTACAGCAGGCTCCGAGACCAATTTGAGGTCTGGGAATGTCTTGAGATACTTGAACCGGGCTGTGACTTTTTCAGCACTCACTGCTTTCTTGGCCCGTGGTTTGCGTTCCACTTTCTTGATCTGCACATAGTTGTTGCAGTCAGTGATCACTTGCTCGGCAAACTTTACCAGTTGCTTGAGCTGAGTTTTGGTAAAACGACCGTAGCCTTCCACCAACTGTGCATCCTTGCCTGCCACCACAGCTTCTAGTTCAGTCAAGTGACCTTTCCAGATTTGCTGTATCTGATGGATCAACTGCGGTGCTACATTGTGCCCACGGATGATGGTGATGGGTTGAAACTGTGCTGACATCTTGGCACCCGCGGCCACAAAGTCGTCAAACAAGCCTTCGATCTCGCCGGCACATTCCGAAGCTTTTTCTTTGAGACGATCTTGGATTGTGGGCCCAGCAGGCTTTGCTTCCACTGCTGCCACGGGTTCTGCTTGTTTTTCTGCCAACAGTTCCTGGATCAGATTGTCTAATCTGACCTGCTCTGTATCCGTGAGTTCCAGACCCATGGTGACCATCCTGCACAGCCAGCCTGTGGTGAGCCGCACTTGGCTGTCCGGCAGGGTGCGTATTCTGCGAGCATCTCGAGCACGATCGTGTGCATCCAGGTAACTTGCAATAAAGTCCTTGGCATCTTTCTTGCCGTAGAAGTAGTTGTACCAGCCAAACGCATTGCTGAATTTACTCACGCGATTGCTTGTGGGCTGCACACGCCACTCAGGTTCGTTGCCCACATACTTGGTGTCGGGACTGCGCGGGTTCAACGCTTTGACGTTGGCTTTTGCTGCTAGGGTTGCCATGGGATTCCTTTGCTGGTGTTTATGATGTAATTATAGCACATCATGCTTTTTTGGTCAAGTCCGCACACATGAGCACAAAAGTCATGTCTGATTCTCTGCGGAACATGATGTAGTAGGGTGCGGATATGCTGTATCTACGTTTTCCAAAATATGAGACCCAATCAGAGTGCAGGGCCGACCAGCCGCTGTTCAACCGACTTTTGCAGATTGATTCAATCTGATTGATTTTATCTTTTTCATCCCACCAGCCCTCGAACCGTAGGCCAGCTTGGTACCCGGCTTCTTTGTGCGGTTTATATCTGCGATCTAGTTTTATCACTTTCATGCCAGTATTATAACTGAAGCAGACTTTCCGGTCAACCTGCAGGCTGTTAAATAAAGCATGCTTAAACCAAGTTTGATGATACATCGAGTCACAGATGACATATTCCAACATCCATTAGAAAAGTTTTTACTTACTTTTGACGACGGATTAGAAAGCCATTACAGGACATTCTCAAAATTCAAAGAAATACCCACACAGAAAATCTATTTTATAACATGCCAGTGGGTGGGATGTCCTGGGTTCCTGACCGCAGAACAAATAAAATACATGAATTCATTTGAAGATGTCACCATTGGAGCGCATAGTTTTAACCATCAAGATCTTAGAAAAACTCAACTAACTTTAGAACAAATAATTGAATTCTTGGACCAAGATACTGCAAAAACATGCACATGGTTTCAAGAGACATTGGGGTTTACTCCAACCACATTCTGTTATCCATACAATAATTCTATGTACGGAATGTATACTAAAATTTTACAAAAACACGGGTTTACTGAATTTTACGGTAGCGAAAGAATAGATGTTTCTTGGCTTACCAATCCCCCTGATTGGATAATTCCGCTGACATGGCACACGCCGTGCTTGCGGTAAATAACAGTTATGCCAAGACTCAGTCTATACCGTCCCAATCGTACCGCGGATTTCCGTTTTTTTGACCGCACAATTAGTGAAATGTACACAGTCGGCGGCGTGGACATGTATCTACACAAATACTTGGGACCGCTTACCAACGACAATACCGGCAACAACGATGCCACCTTGCCCAAATACGACTCAACAAACCCGCTGTTTATCGAAGACCTGCTGCTGTTGGAAAATCGTGACCGAGCATACGACAATGATATCTATGTCATGCGTGGCATTTATCGACAACAGGATCTTGATTTTGATCTTACACAATTTGGTCTGTTCCTGAACAACGATACCTTGTTCATCACATTTCATTACAATGACATGATTGATACCATGGGTCGTAAACTCATGAACGGAGATGTATTGGAACTGCCCAATCTCCGAGACTACAATCCTCTAGACAGTGCCATACCCAGAGCATTGCCCAAATGGTATGTGATCCAGGATGCGTCTTTTGCTGCCGAAGGTTTCAGTCAGACTTGGTTGCCCCACCTGTGGCGTGTGAAGGCCACACCCATGGTCAACAGTCAAGAATTCAATCAGATCACCAAACAGCCTTTTGAACCCATCAACATCTGGGATCCGGGCAATTTTTATCCAGGCGGTGTCACAGTGCTTTCAGGCGATACTTACTATACATCAAACAAGAATGTGCCACCGGGCACAGATATCAACAACACAGAATATTGGACCTTGATCACCAATCCTACCACCATTGAAGATCAACAAAGCACACGACCAAGGAACTTGGAGATCAATGATGCTATACTTGCTCAGGCCGAAGCAGAAGTGCCCACATCAGGATTTGATGTTGTGAAATTTTTTATTGTTGCTACCAATCCGGATGGCTCTCCGGCCAATCCCGAATCTGCCACATATACCGCAGACTACACCATCACCGATGCCAGCCGCACAGTGGCCAATCAAGGTATCACCCCCACTGGAGATGGATACACCGCAGGGTACTTGACTGGGGATGGAGTTGCGCCCAATGGCTTGCCGGTCACAGCCGGGGTTAACTTTCCACCCAACCCTATTGCTGGACAATTTGCGTTGAGATTAGATTACTTTCCCAATCGCTTGTTCCGATTCAGTGGCAGAACCTGGGTCAAGATTGAGAGCAAGGTACGAACCAATCTCACACCGGGTTCAACCAACGATACTTTACGCTCCAGCTTTGTGAACAATACATACACAGTGAATACCACGGATCTTGGCAATATACCTAGTCGTCAGAGTTTGAGTGAGGCTCTGGAACCCGATATGGCCAATGGTGATCAGGGCGGCAATCTGCCTCCTAATCCATATCCGCCCACACAACCTTTCCAGAAAAGCAGCTAACTATGCACATTTATAAAATAACCAATGCCGTAAATGGTAAAATTTATATTGGGCAAACTGTTCAAAAAGATCCCAAAATGCGATGGTATGCCCATTGTGACTACGCTCGTAAAGGAAGAAAAAGCCATCTTTACGATAGTATGAGAAAACACGGAGTTAATAATTTTTGTTGGGAAATAATTGACCAGGCGGACACAATAGACAATCTAAATCTTAAAGAACAACAATGGTTAAATCATTATCGAGAACTTGGTGTTGTTTACAACAATCGAGAAGCAGGTGGAAACAAAACCCACAGCCAGGAAAGTATTAAAAAAATGCAGTTAGTACAACAGCAAAGACATGCTACTACTGTTGTTGGAGGATGGAAAAGAAAAGATGGTGGGCCAATGAAAGGAAAAAAACAACCGATTAAATTTTGCGGTCATTGCGATCTCGAAGTTCCGGCCAACATTTTTGGGCGCTATCACAACGGAAAGTGTGAGGCTGCCAAATGAGTCAGATGTTCTTCTTCGACGAACAAATTCGTCGCTATCTATTGCAGTTCACACGCATGTTCAGCTTGTTTGAAGTTGAATACGGGCGTGACGAACAGGGTACCACCGACCTAGTGCGTGTGCCCATACGCTATGGGGATGCCAGCAGAAATGCACAGACCATACTCAACCAGAACTCAGCCAACAGCTTGAATGCCACGCCCTTGATGACTTTCCACATCACTGGTCTCACTTATGATCGTGAACGCATGCAAGAGCCATATCATGTGAACAAGATGTTTGTGCGCCAACGCACTTGGGATCCGGGCACAGAAAGTTATGAACCCACACAAGGCAATGCGTTCCAAGTAGAACGACTCATGCCTGTGCCATACAAACTCACTGTGGCACTAGATATCTGGACTTCGAACACCAATCAGAAGATGCAGTTGTTTGAACAGATTGCCACGCTGTTTAACCCTGCATTAGAAATACAGGCCACTGACAATTATATTGATTGGACCAGTCTCAGTGTGTGCAATCTTGATGAAGTGCGATGGTCAAGCAGGAGTGTTCCTCAAGGCACTGGCGACCCTATTGACATCATGACCATGACATTCAGCATGCCAATCTGGATCTCGTCACCGGCCAAGATCAAGAAACTGGGTGTGGTAGAGCGAGTGATTGCCAGCATCTTTGATGCACAGGGCGATACTGTGAATGCCATCAGCAACAATGACTTGTTGTTGGGCACCAGGGTCAAAGTCACACCCGGCGGATATCAAGTGCTACTGCTGGACAATCA